ATGAGCGAAATTGCACCGTCCATCATCCACATAAAACCATACCTCACACAAGGTATAGTTTTATGTGAGGCCTTATCTATCAAGCAGGTTGTACCTTCAACTCACATGCTTGTCCCTTATGCTTTAGAGAAGATCAACGCAGGCTTCCCCTCTCCGGCACAAGACTATATCGACAAAGCTCTCGATATGAATGAGCACTTAATCAAAAATGAAACTTCAACGTTTATTGTCAAAGTTGCATCACTATCAATGCTCAATGCGGGTATAGATATTGATGATGAATTGATTGTGGATCGTAGTCTTGATGCAAAGCATGGCGATATCGTTATTGCACTAATTGACAATGAATTCACAGTTAAACGTTTAATGATCGATGAAAAAGGTCAATGGCTTAAAGCAGAAAATCCGGATTATAAAAATATTTATTTAGCGGATGGCCAAGAATTAATAATTTGGGGGGTTGTCACTCATATCATTAAAATGACACGGCATTAATTCATGAAATATGAGAATAAAGTATTTTTTCTCATCGATGTAAATAACATGTACGTCTCATGTGAGAGAGTCTTTGACCCATCTTTGAATGATAAGCCTGTTATTGTGCTTAGCAATAACGATGGGTGCGCCGTGGCACGTAGCAATGAGTCAAAAGCTCTAAACATAAAAATGGGTGTGCCACTATTTCAGATCAAAGACATTGTTCAACAGCATAACGTAATCGTACTTTCTAGTAATTATGCAATGTATGCAGAAATGTCACGGCGCTTTCATACGATTCTTGCATCTTACGTTACTGATGAAGAAGTTGAACCTTACTCTATAGACGAATGTTTTGTTGATTTCACCGCTTATGAGAAAAACTTTGATTTAGAAAAAGTCGGTCACGATATGCGAGCGAAGATTTGGAAATGGATTGGTTTGCCCGTGTGCGTAGGTATTGGTCGCAGCAAGACGGAGGCAAAGATTGCAAATCATATTGCAAAGAAAAATCCCGGATTTAACAGCGTTTGTGACCTCGTTAATATGGATCCGTGTAATAAAGAATATTACTTTGCTCAAATAGACGTTTCCGAGGTTTGGGGAGTTGGGCGTAAGCACGCAAAAAAACTACATGGTATGGGAGTTAAGACTGTTTTAGATTTAGCATGTACTGAAGCACGCGAAATGCAGCGGCAATTTTCTATCGTTATGTCGAGAACGATTAATGAATTGCAGGGTATCTCATGCATTGAAATTGAAGATACACCACCTTCAAAAAAACAAATAATAAAATCTTGTTCATTTGGTACAAAAGTAACTGAGCTAGATGATTTGAAAGAAGCTATAGCAATGCATGCACAAGAAGCATGTAAACGGTTGCGTGATGAAGAGTCACTTTGTGGTTGTCTACTAGTATTTGTTCAATCAAGTCCATTTGATGAAAGTGCGCCTTTTTATAATAAGTCTATTACTGGCGCATTTTCAGAACCTACGGATAGCGCGCTGGACTTCGTAAAAGCAGCAGTAAGGATGGTGTCTGATATTTATAAAGAAGGTATCAAATATAAAAAATGCGGTGTCATATTAACAGGTTTAGAACCTAAAGCTGGTCATACCTATGACCTATTAACCGATTTTGAAGTCATAGAGAAGAAAGAACAATTGATGAAAGCACTGGATAACGTGCACAACAAATTTGGAAAGAAAAAACTAGGTGTTGGCCCTTGTTATATATCTGGACGTAACTGGTCAATGTCGCGAGATAAATTGAGTAGAAATCCGTTTAGCTTTGATGGACTAATAACTATAAAAGATTAAAATACAATATATTAGAGATATTGAGTTTACTTTTATGAAGAAAAATATGAAAGAAATTGAAAAATATGTTGGATATTATTTGCTTGTATATATTTGTGTTCTTATAGTTTGCGGTTTTTTTCAATATATGATGGTATGTCAAGGAAAGTCATTACAATGCAATTTTAGTATAGATGGAATAAATAAAATCATTACCACTACTGCTACAATTTTAACTCCTATCATCGCGATTATTGGTTTTCTCTCCTGGCGTAATCAAGAAACATACAAAAAATCTCAAGAACTTATTGAAATGATTCTAGATAAAGTTCGAGATTTACAAAATAGTTGGCATGCAAGCCGAGATTATGAAGACTTCAGTCTATTTCAGCAGTATTGTGCAGAGGATATTTTTGGCACTAAGAATTTTGATGATTTGGAATTATTTCAAAATATAGTAAAAAGAAACCAAAAAAACATTATAATTTTTAATGATTTATTGTTTTTGAGTGATAAATTATATTACGAGGCTGAATTAGATTTCAGCGAGCTTGATAAAATTAATGAAAATATAAGACAGACTCTAGAAAATAACATGGATGACCTACTTAGTTTCCGCCAAGAATTGGTACACCTAAGATATGGTGGCAACCACGAAGTAAAATCTGAGATAGAAATGCGTCAAATATGTGACAAATTAGATAGTTATTGTAATTATATTATGGGGCGAAAAGAAAATGTGGACCGGCGCGACTATACAAAAGAAATTAATGAGACTATTCATAAATTAGGTAAAGAGTTGATAAAACTAAAAAAACAGATTTAAAAGTCTCATCTTAATTATTTTACTATCTCAAATACATGGATGAGCAGTTTTTTAAAATGAGAATAAATTTGCTCAAAATTAATTGATCTTATTAAAAATGAGCAAATATTTTCTCAATAAAAATCCACCTTAGATGACTTTCACACAAATACCTACATTCACATTATTATTAATCGTATGCGCTGTGCATCCTGAAAATAGAATGCAGAGCAATGTAATTGTGAAAGCAATATTTGAACGTCTGCAATGAAAGACTTTCATATAACAATCCGATTTGCGATCCAGCCATAAAAGAATTGCTCTTGGCTTTTATTACGCTCACAAATCTCAATATAGCGCTGACCCTGCATAATGTTCAGAACTCGAACTAAAACTTTTTCTCCTTCTTTCCCGCGTTTGACCAAATAAGTTTTGAGTGCATTAAGAGTTGCCGGACCATATATCCCATCTACTGATAAATCTGGCCACCCTGCTTTACCATTGTTATTTAGGAGATTCAAAGCACGTTGTAAAAGTGGCTTTGCAAATCCGGTACCGCAATTCACACCAGTATCTAAAAGCTCTTCAGCCACTGCAGAAGAAATCGCATTTACTTGGTCAAATCGTGGAGCTGTCCAATATTGTTTCTTATAAATTGATTTGGCCACATCAAGGGGTAAATCTTTCATGTTGCCCTTAAAGCCGTTTGTTCGTGCTACTGCTTCGGTAATGCCGTACTTTGTTGCCCCTCCTCGATCTGCTGGGTTATTCACGTAACCGCCTTCGCGCTTAATCAATTCATCAAGATATTGTTCAATGTTCATTTCAGTTTTCCTCAGGTAATAAAAAACCGCCCGAAGGCGGTATTAGCTGTTTTCAATGTCTTTTCTGGCTTTCTTAAACTCTTTGATCACTTCAACGATCGTTTTACCTTCCTGCTTATCAATGAAGTTAAAGATCCATCGGACTAAAGCCCAACCGGGTAAACCACAAACAAAGAAGAACCCACCAAGTGCAATCATCCCCCATACATCAGTAACCCATTCATGAAGCCCCCACTTCACAATAATGAATGAGCCACCAGCAAGGCTTGAAACAACAGTACAGATCAAACCTACTGCCCACTCTTGTGGTGAACGTGGCATACGAGTCATTAATACCACTGCTGCAACCAAACCGACCGCTAAAGTCACCATGATTGCAATCCCGTACAATTTTAGTAGTGCTGTAAAACCGCTTGTGGAAACTGGTTCCATTAATATCTCCAAAAAATTTAGACAATAAAAAAGCACCCGAATTGGGTGCTCAAAGTTCTCTTAAGGTTTAAAGGGTTTGTAAGATTTTCCCTCCGTTAATCAATTGAGTTGTAAGCGGTGCCACCCCAACAATTGCAGGTCCACCCGGTCCCGGCTGACCTTCAGTTGTGCCATGGTATTGCCAGTTCCACGTTCCATCATTGGTGGATTTGGTGCCACGTTGGCCCCAATTTCCGCCATCACCTGATAATGGAGATCCATAACGATCATTTTGGGTTCGGTAACCTTTACCGGGTACCGAAGCTTCGGCATCGGTTACTTTGACAACCATAAAGTCACCATTTAAGTACCAACGCCAGTCTTGTGAATCGTTAGTAATAGGTTGTCCGGTCATAACCCGACCAAAAGGTGCTCCAGCTCCACCGGGAATACCCTGAACTCCATACGATAATCCTGTATAAATACCGCTTGGTGTTGCTCCACCACCTGAGCCGCCTCGAGCCAGAGTTCCACCATCAATAATCAGGTTTAGTTTACTGTGCCGGTTTAATAGACCGGGTGCTCCCTGAAAACCATCACGCCGGGTTTTGGTAAAATTGAAGTCTGAATCTTTTTCCCAATCTCCGTAAGCTAGATGTGGCAACCCGCCATCACCACCACGTCCAACAACAGCACCTTTAATAGTCAAATTTACCACGAGATCAGGTGGGAACTCACCAGTATCAATAGCAGGTAATTCTGATGCAGCTGGAACGATATACTCTCGTTTTGCAGGACTAGACTTATAGTCGAATTTATAGACAAATCTGGTTTCCGGTCGATAAGAACTTGAGCTTGAAACCAGCGCACCAGCTTCAACTACAAAGCTAATTTCTCCAGTCGTTGGTAAATCACCTCTTTGCATTTGATATAAACGTGCGAGATTAATATCAAGCTGGTCATATCGAATGTAGATCGGTGAATCATCAACCGGTACATCAATAAAGTCTTTATCGTTGAGGTAATAGCGCTCATCGTAATTAATTGCAGTAATGGTATTAGAGAACTGGTCAGCTGGTTCTCTTTTTGCAACCAGATAAGGCAGTGAGCCTTTGGTATCGTCATTAACTACGGTGTAGATAGTATTCACAAAGTCATCGGGACTAAGCTTTAAGGCCCCGTTCGGTAAACGCCCTAAAACTACTTTGTTCTTGGCTGAACCCGGCGTAACGGGAATCAGGTCCACGGTACCATCCCCCATTTGCAGATAGATCACATAGCTCTTGCCTGCAATGAAATCTACATCATGGCTTAAGGTGAGGATTAAACCCTCTTGCTGTACCACCTCACCGCTTTGATGAATACCATTGCGATAATCCGCTACAGCAATCCGGTCACGTAGCACAAGCAATTCAGACTCAGGCGCTGCATCAAAGGTGATGGATTTACGCTGGAAGCGAAGTTTGTTCCAAAGCCGGTAAGCATTGAAATGAGCTTGCCACTTGTTCCGTACACCAACTGACTTCACTTCTTTTGGGTTCTTTGCTCCTTTGTCCGGCAAATAGATATTAATACGACTATCGTCGGTCGGATCCGTGTATTCATAGATCAGTCCATCGTAGTCATCCATCACGCCAAAGGTAAGATCATGCTTGTAACTATCCGGAATGATATTCCTGAAGTTAAACAGCATTACCGAGTTATCAGTTGGCCGTTCAAAATAAAGTTTGAGCTTATTGTTTTGCCGATATGCGGTACAAAATACGGCATCACAAAGATTGGTAACCAGTTCTTCAAAAGACAGGTTTGTATCATCAATAGTAGTACAGAACTCAGCCGCAAGTGGTGTACCAAAATAATCAACTACATCGTTATAAGTCCGATAGATGTTTTCCAGATCAATCTCATCAATCGTACGGCGGCCAATCTTGTCATCCAGTGCCATTGAAACCAGTGCATCAGCAAAGCTTGATGTTGGAAATAGCTCTGTCGTCATTGCCCCGTTTTTATAAGTCGGCAACATTCGCTGGAGATCAAAATTGATCTTGCGGGACTTAACAGATAAAGCTCCAGTGGTTGCATAAGTACGCGCACGAAAAACCGTTTCATGCTCATACACTGTACTTTGCAAAGGATAAGCACCGTAAAGCGCCTGCCACTTTACTTCATCAACAACAGTGGTAACTGCCGGTGTTGGAGTTAAACGGCGTGCACGGACACTACAGCGACCCTGAAAAGTCACCATATCCAGCGTTGCACCAACTGTCTGACGTGACTTTGCTGAACCCTTTAGAATGATCTGCTTCAGCATTGGATTGCCAATGGCTGCACCAGATTCATTTACCGGTGTTACCTCAACTTCAATCGTGACGTTTACAGCACCCTGATTTCCACCTGCTGAAACGGTATAAAGTCCATTTGTGGCCACAAAATTACACAGCACCCGGCTACGTTCAACATTGTCCAGAATGAAAGGACCAATCCACTTTTCACCTATTGAACTTATCTTTGGTGATAAAGCTGTTGTTTGTTGGTTACTTAACTCTTTAAGCTTTAACCAGTTGGAGTTTACCGCAGCCGGATTAGACAATGCCATACGGTCATCAGCTACCGATAGAACGCTATATGTACCGTTTAAATCATAAGTCTGGCCGTTAAAAGTAAACGAAGCATTTGTGATTTCTACACGGTCATTACTTACAAACTTAGTTGTTAAATCAGTATTGTTTGCAGATGCTCGCAGGATCTCGTTTGGATATGCAAAATGAAGGTAGTTCGTACCTTCTAAAGACTGTGTATCTGCTGGACGGAGAACTTGGCCATTAACAGAAGTTTGATGCTGAACCGTTAGTGGCGGCGTGGTAATTTCGGTACCAAGCGAAAAATATGGCTCACCTGAAACAATATCTACACCTGGTCGAAAGACTTCTACCGATGCGCCGGCAATATCGACAATATTGGTTTCACCGTCATAAGCACCATTAATTTTATAGTGACCACGACCAATACAACCAACAACATGCTCTACTTCGACATTGTTTTCATATACCTTGTAAGGCACAGTAATCAGATCAGGGGTATCGTGAGCGGCACCATAAATATCTGCGATACGACCATTTACGCGAGTTTTATTTTCACGGTTTGATAATTCGTTATTTGCAGACGAGGATTGATTGTTATTCTGGTTGGTTTGGGTAATTGATGGTACTGGCATTAATAATGCAACAGCCACACCCATAACTATAGAGGCAACCACTATCCAAGCTAGAGTTATGGGGTCCATACCCTTGGGATTCTCAATTACAATGAAAGTGCCTGGCAAGAAATCGAGCTGCTTTAATTCATATGCATTCTTCGGCGTGACTTCATTCGCAAATGAAATTTCTGCATGATCCATATTGCTTGTGGTATGAAAAATACGGACATGCTCAGGCATATGGTCATATTTTGAAGTAAGCCATTGACCCAAAGTTTCGGCGTGTTCAATTGTTTTGTCTTCGGATAAAGGGTCTTGTTTATAAATAATCTTAATCATAGAAACTCACACGATTAAATCCAAATGCTTGAACGACTTGAATTGGCATCCATGAAACGCCTGATTCCTGCAAATGCAAAATACGCCCCAAACGAAAAAGCCCCACATGTGGGGGCTTGTTTCGGTATCTAGAGTGAAAGGCGACTATGCAGCCTTCCTTGGGCATGGGCAATGGATTTAGTAACTTCAATCTTGATGGCAGAAATACCTTCTCTTTGACGGGCTTCATAAAAAACTCAAGCGCCTCTCCTCGATCAATATCATATAGATCCATTGCAGCTTCATGCGCGAAGTGAACACAGTTGTAGTGTTCCTCGTCATATTGCTTATCGAGCAAATGATCGTGACTCTTCATATAGCCCCCTTCAAACCACTAAAACGATCAAGCGAAAAGATATCTCCAGTCTTCGCAGTATTTAATCTTGGTGATTCAGCCTTGAATGTCACAGCTTTATGGTTCATTGCAACACTGGAGAGTTGCAGTCCGAGTAAATAAAACATTGGAGAATTCAGATTGTCTGAACTGTAAATCCGGTAATTTACTGTTGGCTTTACATCGGGATATTGGCCTTCAATTACCCGTTCAAACTCATCCGGCAAAATATCACCAAGCCCAGATATTGAAACGGTCAAAGTCTGGTCCAGATCACCGAGCATTCCGGATCTTTGAATTGTCATAGGAAGGTATTCGTAAAATACTTGCCCCGCGCCTTCATTGTGCTGAACATACACCCCGCGATCATCATTACGGACTACCCGGTAAGTATTCATAAAAGAAGGGTGTGATAGTTCAATACATTCCAATTGATAAACATCTACTTTTCGATTGAAAAAGAATTTGGCATATTCGTTATCCATTAGACCTCCCAATCTTTGATAAGTGCCTGATCAGCGATAAGGTTAGGCTGGTTTTGAACAACTTCGAGCTGTGCATTTACCCGGTAAAGGTTGCCATTCACTTCATTGGTCTTGAACGAGTTTGGAATGAAATTGCATAGATATTGCTGACGTGTTCCCTGATCAATGACCAGATCCGCATAGAATGAGGCTGGCTTATTCTGATAGATCCGCCAGAAAGCCATCATTTTATTGAAATCGGTTTTACTTAAATTCCAGTTAACATCAACAATGTGGCTATTACGTTTTACATCGATGTAATAGCGTCCACGCCCACCATCCATTTGTTGACGCTTTACATCATCACCCGGTGTTACGCCATAGCCGCTGGTCTGAGGATTTAGCTTTAACTTGTACATAACTTTCCTTCAGGTAATAAAAAACCACCTCGAAGGGTGGTTTGATGAAATAAGGTTTAGATATTTAAATTAATTACAAAAAAGATTTAACATTAAGAAATCGATTTAATAATAGTTTCTTTACCATCTTCAAAAATCTCTTTCACTACAAACTTGCAGTAAGCTCCATCTTGAGATGGTTCAGTCAGTAAAGCTGGATTCACAAAATCTTTGATCTGTTTTAAACGGATCAATTC